CCTGAACAGTTCCTGAAGCCGCCTAGAATTTATGAATTATGTCTAACCCTCTAGTTGCACCAACAGCGCCTTTAACACGTTCTCAGACTGAGTTTGCTGCAGTACCTCAAGCGTATTTCACGCCTGAACAACTCAATAAAATGGGGAGGGACCCGGTGACAGGCAAGGTGGTTGGTAAACGGGGGGTGAGCATAGAGGAGGTTGCCAAGAAATTGGTGACCCGAGACATGGATCCTCATTATTCATTCTATCTCGGTGAGGAATGCTTGGACCCTGCGAAACAGAGTGAATTGGCTCTCAAAGGCAAGGTCTTAGCAACCGCTCAGATGGGACGTGCAGAGGTCCGTAGGCGTACCGCGTATGCCATGAATGTCGCGTATGCCCTCTATGGGGGGATATGCGATTGGCGTGGCATTACACGACGGAGCATCGAGGACCGATGTAAAATGATGATCTATGCCCAGGGTGGAACCGCGTGTACTTTGGAGAGGTTGGTTCAATATTACCCAGCCAAGGTAAAGGCACCAGTCCGGCGCGTTACAAAGGAGGAGGCTATGGAGGCCATTCATCGGTGCGGGTTATTGATGCCTGCAGGTACTAAGCCCTTTAGCTTTAGTGGCGAAGAGGGACTAGAACCTGTTAGTATCAACCCTGAGGCTGACAATGGCTTTCCATATGGCTCCAAATGGAATAACGAGCTCACGCATGGTCCTATCCTGTCGAAAGCTCAAGACATAAGGGTGGCTCTTGATCGCGCATACCAATCAGGAGGCAGAAGTGCAGTGGTGAAATGGTTGCGTGATATGGAGTCATCTCCTGAGACGCTAAAGTATGTAGCGTTGAAGGGTAAGTGTAAGGCGGATCCCTACAAGGTGGGCAAGGTGGTGGATAATATGATGCGCTTTTATAACGCATTCCCAAGACAGGTGATTCTAAACCTGATGCGGGTGACCCAGCCGATGGATCGAGCGGCTCGACACATCAACAAAGATGATATAAGATACAAGAGTGCCATAGGGGTAACTCTTGTGCGAGGTGGTGCTGACGATTTGGTTGCTGCTCTTGATCGCAGCTTGGCTGAAGATGGAGTGGCGTACACGCACACAGGTGATGACACCTTGGTTGCAGTGGAGTATGGAGAGGGTGTGCTGATGTTCTCAGTGGATTGCAGCTCGTTTGATCTAACGCAGCGTGCAGAAGTGACGGAGGAGGTTCACAACGCAATTTATGAACAGTTGCGGAAAATTGATGGACCCGCTGCATCACTTTGGTACGCTTATGCTAGAGAGCGAGTGGTAGTAACTGTGAATGCTCAGACCTACCGATGGAAACACGGAGGTCCCTCTGGTTTTCCCCTGCAGTCAAAGGTGAATGATTGCCTTATGGACGTGTATATCCAAAGATTGTTGGCACGCCTTGTGGTTGATCTTGAGCAGGGAAGAACCGAAATGCCTAGTAGGGAGACGCTTGATGCGCACCTTAAGGCCATCGGTCGTGAGATGGGACTGGTGGCTCGGCTTGAGGATTATCTTGCCGTGCCACATGTCTCATCAGTGCGGGAAGCGCTCAAGGTGCATACCTTCTTGTACATTGGATACCACTTTTATGTGGAAGAGGAAGATGGGGAGGACCGTGTATATGTCATAGCTGATATTGCCAGGCAGCTTGGACAGCTTCAATACCCAAACTCGTTTTGGGTTGAGAAGGAGAAGCTGCTGGGGATGGAGGCTGTGAGATTGGCGGGAATCCTCATATCTCTAGGGAGACCACCGGCTTGCTGGCGTGCAGCTTTTGATGCCGCCCGTGAAAAGGTTGGTAAGTACCTGGGGATTGCCATGCGTAAAGTGGGACCGGATAATCCTCTGGACTTCCTTCCAGAGAATGCTTTTGTTGGAGTGTCTGGAGATGATGTGAAGTCGTTGCAGGGTCTATTGAACGCCCTGAATCGTGACCCTGACGTGTTATGGGGCCACGAGAAGGAGATTCTAAAGGAGTCTACCTTGACCATCTTTGTGCCTGCCACGGTTGCAGTGTCCGCCGCCTTGGGACGAGGTTCTGCCCTCGAGCCCATCAAACCTCCCACGCACCCAGCGACCATGAAGAATCTTGGTCGACCACCACCAACAGTCCGCTGGGGTCCTCCAAAGCAACGACGGTACAAAACTACGACAATGCGCATTGCCGGCCTGAAAAGGCAGGCAAACGTTAAGGCGTGGCATGATACCCTAGTTGACTGGGAGGAAGTCGACGACTTTTGGTGGAATGAGGTGTATGAGATGGGCGATGAGTTTGAGGGCGGGGGCTACGATGGAGATGGGGACCATGACTGGGAGTACTAAGGGGGTGCAACTGTGGGCTCTAGTGGGATATGGGTAATAAGGTCCTCCATCAGGACCTAAAATTTGATGGTGGTGACACTTAATAAAAGAATCCGCCCGAAGCATATGAATTTAATAATGGCAAAAACAAAATCTAAAACTGCTGTGAAGAAGGCGAAGGCTGGTACCTCCGCTTACCAGAAGAAAATGTATGGTATGTATCAGCAGCTCCAGGCTGGCAAGCTGGACAAGGAAGCTCTCCAGGCGGCAGCGATGTATGCTGATCCGTGTGGGGCTGACCTTGTTCCGTCTGTATATCCTGGAGACCGCGGGTACATTAATCGTTTTAACACCATTAACACCATCGGGACTGTGGCAGGGCAAACATGTTGCGTAGCAATATGGAGGCCCTCGTCACAGGGTACCGCTGACTATGGTGTAGCCGACCAAACCATTGGAGTTGTCACAACATACAGTACAAATTTCCCTGGATTAACATTCCTTAATACGAATGCATCCAAGGCTCGTTGTGCTGCATTTTGTGTCACGGTTCGTCCTGTGGCTGCGCCCAACACTGCTACTGGTACAATTTACTTCGGTGTGGTTAATGCCCGTGCGTTGCGCAGTGGCTTAACCCAAACCGGTAGTGCTTTGATACCATTATGTAGTGAGAGTGTGAGTGCGTCACAGGCGCTAATGGCGCCGTTGGAAGTCAGATGGTCTCCTGGTGATTTCGATGCTCGTTATTCAGAGGTTAACAACCCGAATGTTTCAGCTGATGATTCTGACGTCAATTGTTTGCTCGTAGTCGCAATTGGTCTGCCTGCTGGCACTGGCCTGCAGTACAGGGCAACTGCGATTATGGAGTGGACTCCAAATGCTAATTTGGGCATTGCTAATGATGCAACTGAAGTCAAAACATCAGCGTGTGACAAGGAGTGTGTGTTGAACTTTCTGAAAAAGAAGGATCGAAATTGGTGGTGGAGTCTTGGCACCAAGACGGTTAATGTTGCTAAAACGATGGCTAAGGGGTACTACGCTGGAGGCGCCATAGGAGCATTAGGTTCATTAACTAAATTCATGTAGTTCTTCCATGCGTCAAAGGACAGCACAAAACACAAAAACAAAATAAGCTTCAGTGGGTAAAACCTGAATAAATAAGTGAGGTGTTAGCGATCCTCTGCCCTTAAAACACAAGGGAGAACCCCGTGCGACTCGGGCCAGGAACTGGAC